GAGCAAAGCAATCTTGCAAACAAGGATGCTGCGCCTGCTGAACCTACTCACCTTAAAAATGACGCCGAAGATTTGGGCAAGGCAGTAGTTAAACCTACTGATCCTGATGGCCAAACTGGAGCGAAAAAGGTTAAGAAAGTATCGGATCAAACAACTAAAAATGCTAATGACGGATCCCTACCGGGTGACCGTAACCCTAGCAAATCTGTGAAAGAAGAAGAATTAGAAGTAAAAGACGGTGTAGAAACTGTTGCTGAAACTAATGAAGAATCTGAAATGGAAATTGATTTGACTGATGATGTTAAAGCATTAGTTTCAAGTGACGCTGACCTTTCTGAAGAATTTAAAGAAAAGGCTGCAACTATATTTGAAACCGCTGTTAGAACAAGAATAAAAGAACAGGCAAAGATTCTTGAAGCAAAGTATGAAGAAAAACTTTCAACTGAAACTGAAACTGTAAAAGTAGCTATGGTAGAAAAAGTAGATTCTTACCTTAACTATGTTGTTGAAGAATGGATGAAAGAAAACGAATTAGCAGTTGAGAGAGGTATTCGTACCGAAATTGCTGAGGACTTTATTACTGGTCTTAAAGGTCTTTTCAAGGAACATTATATTGAAGTTCCTGAAGAAAAATACAATGTGCTTGACGACTTAACAAACCAAGTTAAAGATTTAGAAAGCAAACTAAATGAACAGATTGAAAAGAATGTAAATCTAAGTAAAGAAGTTTCTGAATCTACAAGAACAAGTCTAATCGCTGATGTAATTGTTGATTTAGCAGATACAGAAAAAGAGAAGTTTGTGAAAATGGCTGAAAATGTTGAGTTTGAAAGTGCTTCAAAATTTAAGGAAAAATTAGAAACTGTTAAAGAATCTTACTTCCCTAAAACTAAAATAGAAGAAGCAACATCTACGGATGAAGTTGATTCTGTGGCGGCGAATATACCTGCTGACGCTGGTACATCCGATGCTATGGCTGCATACACGGCCGCTATTTCAAAAGACCTTAAAACTTTAAATCAAGTAAAGCTTTAAGGGTGACACTAATTAACAATTAATAGGAGAGATAAAATGTATCTTACTGAAAATTTACAAGAAAAGTGGCAGCCAGTCCTAGAGCATCCTGATTTACCAAAAATCAATGATTCTTATAAGAGAGCTGTTACAACTGTTATTCTTGAGAACCAAGAAAAAGCAGTTAGAGAAGACCGTGGCTTTATGTCAGAGGCTGCACCAAGCAACTCTGTTGCTGGTGGTGGTGTTGATAACTGGGATCCAGTTTTAATATCATTAGTTAGAAGAGCTATGCCAAACCTTATTGCTTACGACATTTGTGGCGTTCAGCCGATGACTGGTCCAACTGGACTAATCTTCGCAATGAAATCACGATTTGGTACTCAAGACGGTGCTGAAGCATTATTTGACGAAGCTAATACTGAGTTTTCTGGCGATAACGCTACTACAGACAACGCTACTGCATCTGGTGATGCTCAAGCGGGAACAAATCCTTCAATCTTGAATGATGCTTCCCCTAGTGCTTTCACTACTGCTTCTGGTTTAACAACTGCTGGAGCTGAGGCTCTTGGAGACGCTTCTACAAACGCTTTTGCTGAAATGGCTTTCTCTATCGAGAAAACAACTGTTACTGCAAAATCAAGAGCTCTTAAAGCAGAATATACTATGGAACTTGCTCAAGATTTAAAAGCAATTCATGGTTTAGATGCTGAAACAGAACTTGCGAACATCTTATCAAGTGAGATTCTTGCTGAGATTAACCGTGAAGTAGTAAGAACTATTTACTCACACGCTAAAGCGGGTGCTCAAGTAAATACAACTACTGCTGGTACTTTCGATCTTGACACCGACTCAAATGGTCGTTGGTCAGTTGAGAAATTCAAAGGACTTCTTTACCAATTAGAGAGAGATGCCAATGCTATTGGTCAACAAACTCGTAGAGGTAAAGGTAACCTAATTATCTGTTCTGCTGATGTAGCTTCTGCTCTTCAAATGGCTGGTGTATTAGATTACGCTCCTGCGCTTAACTCTAACTTGAATGTTGATGATACTGGTAATACTTTTGCCGGTGTACTTAACGGAAAATTCAAAGTGTATGTTGATCCATATTCTGCGAATATTGCTGCAAGTCAATTCTACGTTGCTGGATACAAAGGTACTTCACCTTACGATTCAGGATTGTTTTATTGCCCATATGTACCTTTACAAATGGTAAGAGCAGTTGGTCAAGATAGTTTCCAACCTAAAATCGGGTTTAAAACTCGTTACGGAATGGTTCAAAATCCTTTCGCTACTTCTGGTGGTGACGGTACTTTAGACCTATCAGGTGCTGTTGCAGCTGCAAAACAAAATATATATTATCGTAGAGTTAAAGTTGCAAACATTATGTAATTTTACTTTTATAGAAGAAAAAGGGGGTCTTTATGACCCCTTTTTTTGGTTTTATAAATATCAATGTCATAACTTATGAATAGATGACTTTACTGTGCAGGTGAGGCACAAAAGGAGAACTATGTTTAAGATAACATTGACTTACTTGATAGCTGTAGTGCTTTCAAGTATTTTAGCATTCCCACTACAAGCAAAATCCCCCAAAATAGGTTTCATTTATATAGGTCCACCAGGTGACCATGGATGGACATATCAACATGACCAAGGTCGACAAGACATTGAGAATGATTTGGGATATACAACCACTTATATTGAAAATGTTCCAGAAAATGCAGACGCTGTGAGAGCAATAAGAAGTCTAGCAGAATCAGGACATGATTTAATATTTACAACATCCTTTAATTACATGGATCAAACTCTGGAGGTTGCAAAAGACTATCCAGATGTAAAGTTTGAACATGCTACAGGATATAAAAGAACTGATAATATTTCAACATACTCAGCAAGATTTTATGAAGGTCGTACCATCATAGGACATATTGCAGGTAAAGAAACAAAGACAAATATAATTGGTTATATTGCTTCGTTTCCTATACCCGAAGTTATAAGAGGTATTAATGCGTTCTATTTAGCAGCAAATAAAGTAAATCCAAATATTGAATTAAAAATTATTTGGGCATTTACTTGGTATGATCCAGGTAAAGAAGCAGATGCTGCTAGTACTTTAATCAATCAAGGTGCTGATATTATCGTTCAACATACAGATACATATGCACCATGTCAGGTGGCTGAAAAGGCAGGAGTTAAAGCATTTGGTCAAGCAAGTGACCAGTTTAAGTTTTGTCCTAATGCTCAACTGACAGCAATTATTGATGATTGGGGTTCTTACTATGTTGCAAGAGCGAAAGCAGTTGCAGACGGTACTTGGGATAGTACAGACACATGGTGGGGATTAGACAAAGATATGGTGAAGATGGCAAAGTATACCAATATGTCACCTGAAACTAAATTTGAAGCAATCGCATTAGAGAACGATTTGAGAGATGGTAAGATTCATTCTTTTGAAGGACCAATCTATAACCAAGCAGGAGAATTAGTTGTACCAGAAGGACAAGTAGCAGACGATGGATTACTTGCAGGTATGAATTTTTATGTTGAAGGTATAGAAGGTGCATTACCAAAATAACAATTGAATAGTAAAGGGGGGTATTTCCCCCCTTATAAATAGTAGTATGACAGAAACAAATGTAAGTTTACGAGCACCCGCTATAATAGACTATGCAAGTCCTATTCAGTTTAGATTTAAATGTACTAAATTACCTGAAGTAGAATTTGCTTGTCAAACGGCAAATGTACCAGGTATATCATTAGGTGAGGGTACACAGGTAACACCTCTAAAAGATATATCAATTCCTGGAGATAAAGTTTCGTATGGTAGTTTAGATGTATCATTTCTTGTAGATGAAAATTTAAACAATTATAAAGAGGTACATGATTGGATAATAGGAATAGGTTTTCCACAAAATCATACTCAATTTGCAAATTTACAAGCTGCAGGGGCAGATAGATTTCCAGGTTCATCAGCAGGTTCTGTTGTGCCAGGTGTTGATGTACCACAACCTCTTTCAGAAGGAGGTATATATTCAGATGCTACATTAACAATATTAAACAGTAAGAATATTGCTAAAACAGAAATACGATTTCAAAATGTTTATCCAACAAGTCTTGGTGGATTATCGTATGATGTCAAACTAAGTGATGTTGATTATTTACAAGCGGCTGCAAGTTTTAGTTATATGTACTACGATATAGTTCAGATTTCCTCTACTTAAGCCTTGACAAAACACCGAAAAGGTGATATAATGGTATATTATGACATTAGAAGAATTACAACAAGCAGTTGATAGAGATTTTAAACTAGATGATACAGAGCTAGATACAGAATCAATTAAGATACCTCTATTACACAATAAATATCTACAACATTTTAACAAGTTTTCTTTATTATTAAAGAAGGCTGAATATGAACATAAGGTTCTCATTAGGCAGAAATGGGAATACTACACAGGTAAATCAGACCCTAGTGTATATAAAGAAAAACCATTTGACCTCAAAATACTCAAATCTGATGTTCACATTTATATGGATTCAGATGAAGATTTACAACGAGCGGATCAAAAGACAGCATATCTTAATCAGGTAGTTAAGTATCTTGAACAGGTTTTAAGAAGTATAAACAATCGAACATTTTTAATTAAGAACGCCATTGAATGGAAGAAGTTCACTAGTGGGGCAATATAATGGCTCATCATAAAATATTTTCAACAAATCTTTTTGTACTAAATGATTTTTATAAAGGTGACACAGAGCCTATGAAAAAATATATTTCAGATTTGTGGACAAATAGAGAGTATGATAATAATTGGCAAACTAAATCAGCAAACTTACATAAACAAAAAGAGTTTAAAGGTTTTACTGACTTAGTTATTACTACAAGTAAAAAAATAATAAAAAAATTAAACTATGAAGTAGAAGATATTACAATAACCGATATGTGGGCTAATGTGTTAAGAGAAGGTGAGAATCATCAAGCACATACACACTCTAATAATTTTTTAAGTGGTACATATTATTTACATTCTGACAAAGGAGCTGGCATAACATTTCAAGACCCTAGACCAGCAGCAGATGTAATCGTACCTAGAAAAAAATTAATAACACTAGATAATGCAAGTTTGTTAATTTATGCTTCTCAACAAAATAGAGCAATAATATTTCCTTCTTGGTTACCACATTGGGTTCAACAAAATAAGTCTAAAAATAAGCGCATAAGTATAGCGTGGAATATTCAAATCAAAGGACAAATAGGAGAACACCATGAATTCCAGTCAGCAGTTATCTGATTATATATTTTATTATCCAGACGCTATGGATAGTGAAACTTGTAATAATATTATAAAACATTACGACATAGTTCCTTCGTGGAAACAATCTACATTTTCAACAACAACAAGCAATACAGGTTCATCTAAAGTTTCTATGGAAGAATATTGGATTGGCAAACCTTTACCTTACTGTAAAGATATAGAAAAGACATTTAAGTATTGTGTAGATGATTATACACACTTTCACGATACAATTAAATCAACAGAATATACAGATTATAGATTAAACCGATATAGTCAAGGCGGTTTTATGAAAAGTCACATTGATAGTATTCATCACAGTCATGGACAGAAACAAGGTTATCCACATCTTACATCATTAATATTTTTAAATGATGATTATGAGGGTGGTGATTTTGTATTATGTGGTGAAAAATATATTGAAAAAATACAAGGCTCTGCTATAGTTTTTCCTTCTAACTTTATGTTTCCACATGAAGTAAAAGAGGTTACAAAAGGAAAAAGATATAGTATAATGACATGGATACTTTAACTCATGGAAACTCTTATCATAGAGAAGAAAGATGAGGTATATCTTACCGTTGATGCCGATCCCAATATTCAACGAGAGATATCAGAATTTTTTACCTTTTATGTTCCCGGTTATAAATTTATGCCTGCATTTCGTAACAGAATGTGGGATGGTAAGATAAGACTATTCTCACAAAAGACCAAAGAAATATACTTTGGATTATTTCCTTACATCAAAGCATTTGCTGAAGAACGTGGTTACTATATTGTACCAGGTAAAGATGTTGATGTGGATAATAAAGTAGATAGAGATATCGTTACAAAGTTTTCTAATAGTTTAGGCCAATCGTTTGAGGCAAGGGATTATCAGATAGACGCTATATATCATAGTTTAAAGTTCAATAGGGCACTCCTACTGAGTCCTACAGCATCAGGTAAGTCTTTCATCATCTATGCTCTGATAAGATACTATTCACACCTAATTAAAGACGAAGTAAACAATAGGTGTTTATTAATCGTACCTACAACATCATTAGTAGAACAAATGTATACCGATTTTAAATCATATGGATGGAATGTAGAAAAGAATTGTCATAGATTGTATAGTGGTTACTCTAATCAAACAACCAAAAAAGTTCTCATATCAACATGGCAAAGTTTATATAAATTACCTAAAGAATACTTTGAGCAGTTTGCTGTAGTCTTTGGTGATGAGGCTCACCTATTTAAATCTAAATCTCTAACTGAAATTATGACCAAACTATCTGATTGTAAATATCGTATTGGTGTTACATCAACAAAGAAACTTATGGACAAACAACAACTAAGTAATTTGGTTGTAAGATGTTTAATTCTCAAACATACTGAAGCAAACTCTAAGATGGTTGCTAGTGGTAAGTATCAAGATGAAATAGACTATCTAGTTACAAGTAAATCAAGACAAACATTTATTCGCAACCTAGCAATTAAACTCAAAGGTAACACTTTAGTATTGTTTCAATTAGTAGAGAAACATGGTAAGAATTTACATGAGATAATACAAGAAAAGGCAGCTGAAGGTCGTAAGATATTTTATATATTTGGTGGTGTTGAAACAGAAGAAAGAGAAAGAGCAAGAGCAATTGTAGAGAATGAAAATGATGCTATCATTGTTGCAAGTTATGGTACATTTTCTACTGGCATTAATATTAAAAACTTACACAATATTATATTTGCAAGCCCATCTAAAAGTAGAATAAGAAATCTACAATCTATTGGTCGTGGTTTACGATTAGGTGATAACAAAATTAATGCTACACTATATGATATATCTGATGACCTAACTTATAAGTCTAAAGAAAACTTTACACTAAAACACTTTCAAGAAAGAATAAACATTTATACCGAGGAAGAGTTCGAGTATGAGATTCATAACATAGAGTTAAAGGACTAATAAATAGTAGTATGGAAATTGATATAAAACTAAAACACGAACCTACACACCTAACAGATTATCGTATGGTTAAATTAGTTGATGGTACCCTATTGGTTGGTTCAATTATAGTAGATGGAAACTTTCTACGAATTGAAAGCCCTTTACAGTTATGTTCGGTTAATCGTATGACTGACTATGGTGTAAAA